ATGTTCAAAAGTCTTTCCCCCAAACTTTAGTGGTGCCAGCAGGAGTACTTGGTTGTTCTCCCGCAAACTTTTGCCACTTAGCTAACTCTACTTCCATCTCAGGAGAGCTTCCAAAAGTAGCCATAAACTCCTTTATCTTTGTTACCTTATCTGCTGGCCCCAAAGTAGACAACTGTTGTTTAAGCTCAAGTGAAGCCTGTCTATAGTCTTGGGTTCCTTGGACAGCAGCTGCTCTTGTATTTGCGTTCTGCCTACCTATCTGTAGTTGCCCCCTTCTATAACTATTCTCAGACCTTATCTCCTTTCCTCGGTTAATCCCCTCTTTCTTTTTATAAGCAGCCTCAGCTTGCTGATTTTGTATCTGTGCAAGTAGATGCGCTACTGTAAGCGGTTGCATTTGTCCTGCCTGTCTACCCTGTGCAATTTGAGCAGTATCATTTATCGCAGTCTGTGGGTCTTGTGCTTGACGAACTTGATCAAGGAATGGAGACCTTATTCCCTGTGCTTCTCCAACCCCCCCTCCAAAAGCAGCAAGGGCGTTTAGGACAGACTTAACAGGGTGTTCCTTAAAGTTCCACCCATACTGATCCCTTTGACCTTGCTGAAGTTTTTCCACCTCTGATTGTGCACCTTTCCAATTATCCATCTGAGGCTGTTGCGGTAGTTGCTGTTGCTGCGGCAACTGAGGAAGCTGAGCAAAGGGTGAGTTATGCATCATACCACCTGTGTTAGCAAACTGTTGAATTGCTCCAGAAGAAGGTGCTTCAGGATTAGAAGAAGCGTCAGCCCTCGACGATGCCATTGACCCAACTAACTGCATTATTTGCTGTAGAATGTTTGGTTCCATAATTCCTTTCTATACTATTACCTTTTGGGATTTGTAATACTCCTCTTGTCCACTGCGTATACCACGAGCTAGCTCCTTATTATTGTAGATAGCATGGTGTGCCGTTGCTAAGCGTTTACCTAACTCACCATCAATAGCATCCACATACGTTGCGCAGTGAAGGTGGTCATAGGCTAAGTTTTGTTCTTCTGTAAATGGTGTCCCAAAGCCAGCTTGCCAAAGGCCTGCACAAGTATCATAGCATAACGGCTTGCCTCCCCTGACAGGAATAAAGTGCATTTGAATAAAGGGAAACTGTGCTGTCCTTCTCCACACTGCAGGAATTTGGCACGCCCAGCTTCTCATAGCTGAACGAACAGGAGCTGGGTCAATTTGCATTAAGCTTGTATGAAGCCTAGCTACATGCTGAGTACCCATCCACTTCTCAAGAAACTCAGGTTCAAACCTCCCGCTGAAGTGAGAGGGTTTTTCCCACCCTTCCACACTTGACCAGAAAGCAATATCAGTGTCACAAATCCAAAAGTACTCTTGCGACATAAGAACAAGAGCTTCAATCCACTGGTCGTGAGAAGTGAAAGGAACAAGTTGAAAGGTAGCACCAACCCTTTCCACTTCTTTCCTCACTGCTAAGGTTGCTGTGTCATCCAGCCCATTTCCCCACACCATCACAGGATTAGTGGGAAAGCCAGTACGTAGCGTCTGAAAAACAAACAGTGCTGCAGGAAGTAACTCTGGTTTACGAACGGTAGCCAAGATATGAACTGTTGGCTTCACTTCTTTTTCTTCCCCTTCTCCAGTCTTCGAATCAACAGCCTTGACAGCTTAATCGCTTCCTCCACCAACTGCTCATGCGTCCAGTTAGGATGGGCAATCTGTGCACCGTAAAGAGCCTGTGAGGCTAAAAACTTCTCAGCAGAGCATTGCATATCAACAGGGGTTTCCTTTCTGGTCAAGATGCTCATGGTAGCAAATGGCTCTTTGTTCTTGGCTAATGGCAAAGGCATGTTCATGCCCTCCACAGATAGCCGCCACCGCTACAACCATCTCCATCCCACAATGTCTATTATGGTTAGCCCACTCCCTTTGCCAGTCATCCTTTGACTTTTCCCACTCAACAGCATCAGCATAGGTGGTGGTGATGTTCAACGCCAGTTGCCGAAGACCAGCCATATTCTTGACAAAGAAAGGGTGAGTGTAAACCAAAAGAGCTCTTGCAAAAGTTTTAAGCTGATCTCTTGGATTCGGCCTTTCTCCATCACAAATATCATCCACCTCATGAACATAAGGTTGCCAATGATTAGCGAGGAAATCCATTGCTTCAAGATTCCCACAGCAGACCCTTTGGACAAGGTGCTGGTCTAGTAGAGCAAGCCTCACCTTAATAGCCTCCACCTCCACTACCACCGCCACCTCCCATACTGCTAAGTCCTCCAGCACCCCCTCCTCCTACTTTCATTGCTGACATTATGGAGGAGAAGTCAGAAGCTTGCTCTCCTTTATTTTTACTCCTTGAAAGAGTAGGTTCCATCATTGAGGTGAGCTGAGCAGGAAGCATTTGGTAGTTTTGTTCTTGCCCAAGTCCCTGCAGCTGCAACTGCTGGTTATTTTGGTACTGTCCAAAGAGTTGCTGTGCAATCTGGTCATTCAAGCTTGTTTGTGTTTGACCAACAGCTTGTGATTCTGCTTGCGCGAGTGGGCTACTTCCCTCTGCTCCTGTTTGTCCTTGTGATGCAAACTGTGACCGGAGGCCAGCAAGGTTCTTACCAAGGTTTGTGTTTGATTGGTCAGTTAATGAAGAAAGGAGATTCTTCATGTAAGGATTACTTCCCACATCCAAATAGTTTGGATCTGAGTATTGACCTAAGGCTGTACCAATCCCTTGCAACGCAGTAGGGTCCATAGAAAAGGCAGCTAACCCTTGCTGCTTTTTAGTGGGGTCTCCACTGATTACATCAGACACCCCTGTACTTACTTGTTTCTGTAGCGCTCTACCTGCACCACCACTAGAAGACCCACTAGGAGAACCAGTAAAGAAATTTCCCATATCACACTATCCTTTCAAACATTGTTGCCCGCTTTACGAAGTTATACTTTCTCATCCGTCTTAACGAAACTTCATTTTCCTTTTGTGTATCCTCCATTGGAGTAAAGGTAACAACCAGACTTGCTCCATTTTTCTTTATCCAGGGAATACAGTAGTCCTCTAAACCTACTTTTGGTTTAGCGGTGGGGAGGTTATACACTAATACAATCTCAGCATAGACTTGGCCTAAGTCATTTGGCCTTAGCACTATGACACAAAGAAGAACAGGAAGGTCATCTACAAATTGCATACACACCCCTACCCTACCTGTCTGAACCTCGTCTAAGATAAACCCAAAGAAAGCTAAAGAGTTAAACTTCTCCTTGTTATGCTTAGCAACTTTATCAATAGCGTGTAAGATGAAAGGTGCGTACTGATGGAGTACCTTTCTATCCGTAATCATCTCTGTTCTCATACTCTTTCCCCTCCTACTTGCAGTACCATTGAGATGTCGGAAAGCATAATGAGGTCTGAAGAGGCAATCTGTAGTTGATACATTCTTGCAGTCAGTCGACAGTCAAGCCTACTATCTGAGTCAAGAAATACAGCAGGCTCAAAGTTAATCGGGTCTTCCGCTTTATCTCTACCCCCAAGCCTCACCTGTGTTGCGCCCCCTAAGCCAAGAATATCAAAGAAAACCCTCGTCACATGACAGCGACGTTGCCACCCTGCTGGCCACAAATCCCCTGTCTGTAGTAACCCAAGCACAGGAGTTACTCCATCTCCCGAGGTGTTAGTACCCTGCTCATGTACCATCACCTTTGCCGTTCCTCCAACCACAACGAAAGTTCCCTCTTTACTTTTATCTCTCCAAGTAAGTGAGGTAGCCTTTTCGTCGTTAAAGACCCCCGTATCATCACTAAAGATAGCTGACGTGTCAAGCTCAAACTCTGCCATCACAGACATAGGAAAGGGGTCACGTCTACTCCAACAGTCCATTAACCAGTTGTATACAAGAGCCTTATCAAACACTCCTCCACCACTATTGCTTTTGTAGATGAAGTAAATCTCAGGATAAATAGGGTGAGCAAAAGAGTAAATACTGTTTGGATGACCGTTGTAAAGGTCACCGAAGAGAAAGTTGTCAACCCTATTCACTCCAATTAACTGTGGACTAGTTCCTGTGAACTTGTAAAAACCCTCAGTCCCCAGCCAGTAGAGGGTATTTTGAAAAGAGATAACACTGTAAGGTGCAAAGCATCCAATATCATCCACAATCCTCTGTACGTTCCAGATTGTAGGAAGCCCGGTGTAAGTGAAAAGGTAAGTTGACTTTAATGTAAACGCTACAAAGGCATTTTGTCCAAGAGCAACAAGACCCCTTATTTCTCCATCAAGGTCGAAAACTGAAGCCTCGTTAATGTTAACATTAGGCATCCACACAGTAGCGTCAAAGTCTGACACTCTTATCCTATATGGAAAAGCTGTTGTTCCCTCAACAATGTTAGCCATTACAAGATGCCCTAAGCTGTTCAAGATGAACTTAGCTCCTGCTGGCATATTGATGTCAGTACTTAACACAGTGAGAGTAGCAGGAGAGGTGGGGTCAAATACCTGCGGCTTAGTTGCAAGGTTCACCAAGACAAGCTTATTATTGATAACCGCTGACTGCCACCTATCTTCATCCGCGCCTGTGTAGCTTGTTGCAATAGACGCAAACACCTTCGTCGTCCTGTCATAAAGGTAAACGTCAGTTTTATTCGCCACCAAGAACCACCTTGTTCCTGAGTTGTCTTGGAAGTCGAACGCGTAGTTAAGGGGGTTTGCAAAGGTGTTACTACTGTCCTCTGAAAGAGTTCCCCACCCTCCATACTTTTGTACCCTGTTATCAAGGGTGTGGAAGTTGTTCATCTCCAACCATCCACCCAAAGGCATGTCTACACTGTCAAGGTCTTTAATTAACCCAAGCAAAATGCCATTAGGAAACTGTGAGGTGTTCCTACTGGAGTACTCCTTCTGGAGAAGGAGCTTGGGGTAAATGCTAGGAGGCATTAGTAAACACCTACAATTCTTACGTTTAACGCGGAGATAGTTGCAGTAAAAGGACCACTTACTTCTTGAACTGTTATTGTAATTGTTCCCCCTGCTTTAATACTAGCGTCACCAGTTAAATAAAGGTCTTTAGTTCCTGTTGTATGAGCAGAGACATAAGCACTTGCTATAGGAGTAGACCCTATGTTAATAAATATATACACTCTTGCGGAAGTAAACCCCCCCAGAACAGATACTATCGCCCTTGCGTTTATGATGATATGAATTGTCTGGTAATCATTTGCAGCTAAAACATAAGTGTAAAAAGGTGTTTCTGTATTAGTTACTGCCTGTGGTGTAGTTGCTGCCCCGTCATAAAAGATTGGCCGTCTATCCGCTTGTAAAGCAGCAGTAAATACTGTAAGCAGTTGCCAAGCAGTTCCATCATACACCACCTCCACCACTTGTCCTGCCACCAAAGCTCCTGCGTTCAGAGCAGCAGACAAAAAGGTTATCGCAACCGCACTTCCTACATTTGTACTATTAGAGGTAATCTGCAGAGTTGTTGCTCCTGTATTCGTTGTCCCCACAAGGAACTTTACAAAAAGTCCTGCGTGCAATCCCACCGTCACCAAGCGACTCGCGTTTCCCACCTCTACCACCACAGCATTCGCTGTTCCTGTAGCCACTCCATAAAAGTGTTTCCCATCACAGGCATGTTGTAGCCTTGTCCACCGAAGGAAGAGCTCTTGTAAATACCTCCACCATCCTGGAGCAGCACTTTCAAGCTCACCATCAGTAGGGGCGGTTACGGGAGACGACAAACTACACGGGTCAATAGTACCTGGAGCTGGCATAATTTCCTTAACTTAAATCTGTTCTTGCACCATCATCAGGAATACGAGCATCGTACTCCACAAGCCTTGTGAGAGCAGCTTGGTAAGACATTTCGTCAACAGGCACTCTCGCTTCTTCCTTCACAAACCTATTTTGCACTCTAAGCGCTTCCCAAAGAAGACAATCACCTGCATACTTCAGCAGAAAGTCCTCCCTGTTAAGGTCATCACCATAGTCAGCTATCCAACTATAGTACCACACCTGCAGTTGTGCGTCAGTTACTTCAGGGAATAAAAGTAAACTTGGCACTTCATTTAGCCACTCTACTCTATACACAATCCCTGTTTGTGGTACAGGCACTAGCGCGGTGGTGATTGAAGGCAGTGGGCACGCCTGTTGCATCCTTCTCTGCCGCTGGCTAAAGCTTTCCCCAAGCAAAGGCCTGTTAACTCCATTTACTCCTAGAGAAACAGACCTTTGACTTACCATTCCCTTAAAGTCACTTGGTAAGGGAAGGCCTACCCCCACCGAGGAGGGATATACCAGCGCAGCAGTCTTCCTTGTAAAGTTGAAGTTACGTTCCAACTGCAACCCTGTCTTTGCCATATTGACAAAGAAGTCAACCTGCGCTACTGGTATATCCTTCCTGTTAATGAAGGACATCAGGTTCGTTCTGAAGTCCTGATATTTCACAGCTTAGGCCTTATCCTCTCGCTGTTCATTTCTTTCCTTCTCAGGAGGGGTATCAACCGCTTCACCCTCTTGAGCTTCCGTGGGCTGCTTGCCCTTCATTTCCTTAGCACCAAAGCCCTTTGCCTTGGTTTCACTGGAGTACATACTATTGCGTGTCTCTCCAGTCTTTGCACTTCCCCCTTTCGGGGCTGACCTTTCATTCTTCATATTACTCCTTACGCATTATTAGGTGTTGGGTCTTTAGCTCCGCCCTCATGGGCTTGCTGGGGCTGCACCCCCTTATCCAGATGATGACCGAAGTCATCTGTCTCTTCCATCTCAGTGCGAAACCTTTTCGTAGGACTGATGCCCCGAAAGTCGCCTTTGATTTCCGATTCTGGACAAGGAGATGATGCCCCGCGTGGAGCTGAGTTACTGGCTCTTCGTGAAAACCTAGCCATTCCTCAATCCCTTTCTTACGTTGACGGCGTAGCACCAACCAAGTTAGTGATGAGGAGGTGAGCTCCATCCTTCGCGCTTGTGATGTCGTTGCCAGTTCCAACATGGTGGACTTCCAAACCGCTTTCGGTCAGGAACTCATCCATGCGCTCGTCAGCATCATTCTGCTGACGGTTCATCAACTTCTGTGTATCTCGTCCTGTCACATGGCGATACACCAAGCCATGTACATCAAGGATGAGGGCGTTGTTGCGCCACACAGGATGCTGAGTGAACAGGGGATGTGTACGAAGGTAGAGTGTCCCAAAGGGTGTATACCACCGAATGAGGCTCATACCAAAGGACTCATCACCAGCTACTGTTTCCATTCGTCCCACCTTTTCTGAAAGGCGGTTGATGGCGTTTAGTGCTCCACTTCCAATCAACACAAGCTTCTCTTGTGCTGTGTTAAGGCAGACTCGGAAGACCAGCTCAAACCATCGGCTGAGCTCATCCCCTGTGACAATGCCAGCACCATCAGCAGGAGACACCTTATACCCCGCAGGCAAGAACTGCACTAAGCCCTGTGTAGTGCGCTTAGTCTTACCCGTGGACGGGTCAGCATACTCAGCCATCTTTGACTGAATAAATGCCCACTCCATTTGAGTCATGTGGAACTCAAGTGCCTCACGCAGCTTCTCAGTATACGGCCCACTGCGGTCGTACTTGAGTGCTGTCTTCATCACAGTTCCCGTGAGCTCCATAGGAGAACGGAAAATCTGCGTGATGTTAGTCACCGGGGTCGGGTCAATGCTCATCACTTGAGGAGCATTACCACCTTCTGCGTTGATGTTGCCAATAACTCTAATCGGGTCACCAGCGCCAATAGACGCTACTGCTGTTCCCCAATTCCCACGAGTCACTGTCAGCACAAGCCCTGTGCTGTCAACTGCAGTAACTTCCATTTGTTCACCAGTGAGTTCATTCTCAATCTGATGCCCAACACGGAAGTTCTTATCCGCCACACTCAGCGTACTCACAGCATTGTTGTAGGATGCTGTAAGCGCACTTCGCAGTAACGGCGTTACCTTCTCATACCAGAAGAAATGTGGGTCATTCGTCTCTTCTGGTTTCGTCAATGACAGGAAAGCTGTCAGCGGGGCCGCTCCATTCGGAGAGGCATACAAAATACCCCGCCGATAATTCTTGAAGCGGTCAGCGTCGAAGCTTACCGTGTCTCTTAGTCCAAGGATTGCCATAACGGAATCCTCTCCTTATCCACCTTAGTTACGTTCCCTCTTTCTTCCTCTCCAATCTTTGGATAGGAAAAATTCATTTATTCCTCGCCCCAAATAACAGGTCGAAGTCCTTCTCTTCTTCCGTCTTTGCCGACGCTGGTGCACCACGGGGTGCAGGCTTTGGCGGTACAGTAGGAGGCACTTGGCCATTGCCAGCGGGGGGTGTTACACCAAACCTTGCCTTGTACCTTGCAATGAACTCCCTTGCCTGTTTTGCCACATGCTCAAATAACTGCTCCTCAGTCTTAAACTGACTAACGTCAGTCTTTGTAGCAATTTCCCTACAAATGTCCACATCATCCTTTAGGTCAGCATACTTCTTTGTAAACCGTTCCTCCGCTTGCTGCACCACTTGATAATTAACATGGTCTTGCAGGGGTTTCACAACCTCTTGAATAACAGCCATTGCATACCTTAACGTCTGTGCAGTTGTTTGCTTGCTGATCTCATTGAGCACTTGGACTCCTTTTTCTGGAGATTCCAGAAACTGCTCATACATCTCTGGGGTTACCTCATACAGCTTAAGAGGTGCAGGAGGAGGAGGTGTAACTGGCTTAGGCTTTAGAGCGTCTACCACTTCCTTCTGCTGCTTAAGAAAGTCACCTAACAACGCTTCTATTGCAGGCTTCTCAACTGCCTCTTCTTTCCTTTTTTCCTCAGCGGGAGGAGGCACACCTTCTACTGGAGGTATAGACGGAGGCACAGCTGCTGGTTTAGCCTCTGGAGTTTTAACTCCAAGGTCGCCTGCAATCTCTGATTCCGTTCCTACTGTTGGTTCTACCCTCACCTCAGCTGGAGGTGCAGTAGGAGGTGGAGTAGCCGCTGGAGGTGGTGTCGGTTCAGCCACCGGAGGTTTTGCATCATCACTCATGTTTTTGTTCCTTCTTTGCCCCTAATTTCAGTTCGTCAATTAAACCCTGAATAGGGTCTTCCTCTAAGGCAGAGGCACGGCCTTTAGAATACTCTTGCTTCATAATATCCATGTAGTGCATCACAGGTAGCAGGCACATATCTATCTCCTGCTTTGCCCTTCGCTTTTGAAAGTCACGAAGTTGTGTGTACTGTTCAGTCTTCTGAAAGTCTATAAGGAGCTGGCGAACATCAACACTCATTGTATTCTCCCCCCACCACCAGCAATCCCACCATCAATCTGCTCAAGGTTACCCCTTTGTACTTGGTCCTCAACATGCTCCTCAGGCATTACCTTCGCCTCTACTCCCCTAGGCTGCCCATTAGCCCCATTCAATTTTCCACTCATCGCCATCACGATTGCAAGCTGTTGGTCAGGAGGCATTGGTGGCTGAGCGAAGTCAGAAGTATTCTTGAACCCATAGTTCTGCAGCATCTGTACTATCATCTGTCCAGGATTCAACCCCCACATCATAGCAATCTGTGGTTGAGGAAGGATGGCCATTACAAACTCTTGCAGTTTACTCGCCATCATTACCTTATCTTGGGGAGTGGTGGTGTCAACCATAGCAATGTTGAACATCCCCTGCAAATCCTCCGGACTTACATTCACCCTTCCTGCAAGCATCTCCTGTGGATTGAGGCCCATCGAGAGTCCCATACCGAACATAAGCTTAAGGCTTCTCTGCATAGTCATGAACTGCTGAGTATTCTGTATCATCTGCTTACCCACCTGCTTAAATCCTTGCTCCCAAAGCAGTTGTGCAAGTAAATTAACTCTTGACTGTCCACCCCTCAGCGTTGACAAGCTTTCCGTCGCTGTACGTGAGGTAGGAGTAGGCATCCCTGACACAGGGTCATTTACTCCTGTAGTTCTCATTATAAAGTTAAGTGCTGCTGCAGCATCAGCAACATGACCTTGAGTCACATCCACTACCTGAAACTGCTTCATTGCCTGCTCAATCCGCCCCCTTGCACCAGCCTTCAATCGTATCATTGGACTACGGCTTTCAATATCCTCAGTTTCCACTAAGGAAGGATCAACGATAAACTGATTGTTGATTGTCCTTCTCACACTGTTGATGTGAGTATTAAGTGACCAGCTAATAAGGTCTTGCAGTCCGTCAATTACCTGCGCCATTCCATCATTCACAAGTTCATGCTGGTCAGGAGCGTACTCAATCACACTTACAGGAAACTGTCCATGTTCGTAAGTGCAAGGTTCTGCAGCAACAATCCTTGCCTCGTTCGCCATTACTATCTTCCAAATCTGCATCCCATCGAACTCAGCAAGTTCATAGTCCTTCGGCACCAACTTCACATAAAGGTAGTCGAGGATAACCATATCCCCACCCATCAGTGTGGTAGGGCCACGAGTAGTCCGGATTTCATCCATCCTTGACTCTCTCTCCCTATCAGTAAAGCGTCCCATAAGCGTGGTTGGTTGCTTAGGAATTCCCTTTACATTCATGAACTCTCCATTTTTCTCAGCATTCAGCATCTCGTTGTATGAGCGCTTATACTGATGAAAAACATACTGAGCCCTTTGAATATCCCCTACACTCACCGCAGGGTCAAAGCGAAAGGTGTATGGGTCGCCAAGTTCAAACTTCGCCCCTTCATACCCAATTACAGGCACTGTCTCTTTCCCAAGTAACCCACCAAGGTCACCAAGCATGGGGACTTGTCTGTTCTTCGTGATGAAGCACAGCCTCTTTTCATAGGTAGTATGCAGCACTCCAAACCCATACTTCAAACAGTCCTGTACCCACTGGTACATCTGCAACTTCCACCCTGCCATCTCCATTTGATAGTTGAGCTCCAACTCCATTAGCTTACTTGAACGGTGAAACTGTGGCTGAGTGCCCTCAAGCTCGAAGAAAGGAGTCCGACTAAAAATAGTCATAAGCACAGACAGCGTGGTCTGTATCTGCGCCCAAGTTACTGGGTAGACTATCTTAATCGGTTCTCCTCTCTCCGAGGCTTTTTGGTCATCTTCATCAGGCACACGGAAGCAGTGGTACATCCTATCCGCCCTCTTCATCCGCTCCACGTCCTGTTCAAGTGCCTCCTCTCCCTCCATCTTCAACCTCTTGACGAAGTCAAGAAGCTTCTGATGAGGTTCATTAATGCTGTCACCGATTGTGAAGCGGTTACGAACGTCGGAGACTATGGAGTTGAAGTCAAACATGGCTTACTTTACAGGAGGCACTGATACTTTTACTGGAGCCACGGGCACAGGAGTTGGTCCTTTTGCAGGAACTACTGGTACGGGATTTGGTACTCTCACAGGAACTGCAGGATCAGGTATTGGCACTCTTACCTGTTCTGGCGATTGCACTGGTCTTTGTACTTGCACTGGTGCTTGCACTGGTGCTTACACCGAAGTAGTAACTACTGGCTTCTGTGAAGTCACCACAGGTACTTGCTGTTCCACAGGAATATTCTTCGTTACAACTGTACGCGGCATTACTGATGCAGCCGGTACTCCAATCGTTACTGAGTCAGCAGCAAACACAATCGGTGTCTTTCCATCAATCGTCTTGCCAAGGGCGGTTTTAACTGCCTTTGAATTACTGATGTAGTCTCTGAGAACAGAGCGGCTAAGAGGCTTATCTGTAGTCAGCGTATCAACCTGTTTTCCGTTTACTATGATTTTGATAGTCATATTACTTTACCTGTACCCAAGAAGCTGCTGCGTTTGAACCGATGTAAGTACCAATCACAATGTTTGTGTACACTGCGTTAGTACTCGCACAGTTTGTCAAGCAAACTGAGTTGTAGTTAGTGTAGGTTGTGGCGTGGTTCAGATTAAAAGCATTAGTCTGAACATAGATAGCCCCATTATTAGTGGGAATTATCCACAACGAACCAGGAGCTGCCCAACCAGGATTGCCAATTTGTACAAACGTTTGCTGTACTGTTGGCCTTCCTTGTCCTTTCACCTTAGCAACAACCAAAAGGGTTGCTACCATCATAACTGCTACTATTACTTTTTTCATACTTTCCTTTTGTTTATCCTTTCCATTTATTGGAAAGGAAATTTATAGGGCTCCTAATACTGAAGTTGATGGAGGGTTAATCCCATAAGCTTCGTATGCCTTTGCCTTAGCAAAGATGTCATCCCAATCTGCTTGTGTTGGGTCTTTCTTCACAAACAAGGCAAGCAGTGCCTGAGCAGCAGGTACGCCATACTTCAAGGCAAACTGAATGATAAGGGCAATCGTTGCAGCATCCATCACTTTGTTCCTTTCACTTCAGCAGCTTTATCAGGAGGAAGAAACTGCATAATAAGGCCTGTCACATCTGCACTCGCCGCAGTCACCGCACTGATGGAAGCGGTTAGCCCCGCTTGGTCAGGCACAGTGGCGTGTTTATACTCAATCACCACTTGTCGAAGTGTTTGCATTGAGACATAGTACTTGTTGTAGGCAGAGTGTACCACATCAACCTGTGCTGCTGTGGCCTTTCCAGAGTTAACGTAATCTGCCCATGCTTGCATTGCAGTATCCACGATGGTGGTGACTGTACCTATGGTGTGATAAGCGTTGTTCTCAAGGCTCGCACACCCCATCACCACCAACAGAGGGATAATGAGTAGAAGCTTTTTCATTTACTTTCCGGCTTCATTGAGGAGTCTTTGATATCTTTAGTATCAACTGCATTATGTCCAACACCAGCAAGGCCAACTGCTCCAAGCAAGGCTAGCGTAACCCGAAGCCAGTCAGGAATCCCAGGAATAAGGGCAGCAGCAACACCTAAACCACCAAGCCAACCAAAGATAGCCGTGGGGCTTTGAAAGAATTCTTTCCATGTCATAATATAATTTCCTTTTTTTGTGCTTGAGGAACGGCCAGCCATTACCCTCTGGCCGTTCCCTAAGCTTTTTTCCTTACACAACCGGAGTTACCGGCGGCGTGACAGCAATAGCACCAGACTTCGCCACAAGTGCTTGACTCGAGGCTTGAATAGCATCAAGCGCCGCTTGGTCTGCCGCACTCAGCGTACCCGGTGAGTTCTGCAGTTGCGTAATCAAGGCATCCAACGCAGCAATACCAGTGACGATTCCGTCAAGGGTGCTGCTAATGGCGTCAAGACTAGCCTGCTCAGTAGCCGCCCAATCAGTGATTTGGCTCATAATACGTTCTTCCATCTTTTGCAAGTCTTGCTTTGTTACTGCTTGAGGGTCAGGCTTGCAATGTTCCTCCAGCAGTTGTTTCAATCCTTCCATCATAAGATGGAGGTCGAAATGGATACAAGCTAACAGCTCACGCTCACTTAGCAAATGCCAAAAAGGGCGTGGTTTACTTGGGTCGAAGTTTGCATTATCACTCATGTTTTCCTTTTCTTTCAGTGGTGTTACTTCTGCGGTCGTTTCTGAAGTTCTTTAATGTCCATTTTAGATTCTTTAACGTCAGCCTCGATTCGACCTAAGGCTTCGGTGATGCTCTTTTCCAACACTGATTCCTTGATCTCAATCGTGCCAATCCGAGCACGACTATCAGCAATCATTTCTGAACGAGCCGTGCCTCCACTGTCAAGGTGGCCTATTTTATTGTTCAAATCCGCTACGTCCTTTTCTAGTGATGATACTCGAACATACATCAAGCCAACAGCTACTGCTGCAGCTACTGCCATTTTACCGAGGTCAAATAACCATGACGGCACGGAGAAAGTTTGTCTTTCATTTTCACCATTTCTTTTATCTTTTACCATTTATACTACCCTTTTCAGCCCTGACCTATACAAAGGTCTCTTTTTCTCTATTACAAACAGCACGACATTAGTCGGCGCTGCTACCCGTTTTGCTGCAACTTTAATCAAGGCGCGACTTGAATGGTCCTTTATACTTAACTCACATATAGCCTTTTGCAGTCTATTACGATACGCAATTTCCTCAACTAGCGGCAACTGGCAAGCTGTCTCTGCCAACCTGAAAATCCGTTGTCGCCAGTAGTCTATACGCGCTGAGGTCATTAAAATGCTACTCCTTGAACGAACAGACGTGACTTAGTTGGTGTCACATAGTTGGTGCTGCCCAACATTAGCCACGTCGTGCCGTTGGACAGGGTATCTACAAATCGCCAGCCAAGTCTGAATGTTCCACTGGTTAGCACACTGCGTGTGAATCCATCTACCTGCAACAGCGTGACGAGGTTCGTGACTATAACTGTAATAGTATTGGTGATTACCACACCAGCTGCCTCAGTAGTACCTGTTGCTATATTACTATTCAATGACCAGACGCTTCCTGTGCTGCCTCGAACTGTGTAAATGTAGGGCGTGCTATTTGATAGTCCTTTATCTTGAAAACTGTTCGTCAACGGCAGTATTGCAATCGTCGTCAAGCTGCCATTCACAGAGCGTAGCAACATGTTAGAGGTGTAAGCAATAGGATTTGTCCATGTCAACTGCAACACTGCTCCCTGCACTTGGCAAGGCGCCAACAACATCAGCAGCAGGAGCACCACAACGCCAACGCACACGGTCAAGTCGATGCTGCCGAGGATGAGTTTGGCGGCGCTCATGGATTGGATTCCTGTTGCAAGTGCGCCTTGTACGTCGCCAGCAACGTCAGCCTCATAATCCCCTCACAATTAAGCGGAAATTGTTGGTTGCTATATTGATGACCGCCCCGAAGTTATTAACAGCGGTGGCGTTAATCCGAACAGTCACATTGGTTATCAGGCCCGGCGCATTGGTCGATGAGCCGCGACTGCGGAATGAAAACCACCTGTTGTTTTCGTTTTGGTAGGTCAGGCTTTCCTGTCGATATTGAAATATCGGGCCGGCGGTCTGGATGATGACTGTGCCGGCACAGGAACTTCCGCCGTTGTTGGCGTTGGTCGCGCAGACATTGCCCAAGAACATGCCCGGTCCCGGCCCATTTAACGCCACAGATTCGGTTGTGGGAAAGTTCGGCGGAGTAACATAGCCGTAGCTCCCACTGAAGTTATAGTTTGTTAAATACGAATCGTTATTGACCGACAAGAAACCAACCGGGTAACTTGAGACTGCCCCGTTCGTTGCCGCCACAAGCTGATACTCCACCCAAACCGTGCTGCAAGGAGTACTCCACGATGCCGATGCCGAGCCGACCGGACCGGTAATGGTCATATTGCTTAACAACGGCACAGAGATTGAGGTTGCCGCGTTGGTGCCTTCGTTGTGCGACCAGACGCCACCGCTGAATGTGAAGGTGTTGCTGCCGAGCGGCCACGGTTGCGGCACAGTCAGATAATTCGTGCCGACATTGGCCGGGAGTTGGGAGAACACAAGTGGCTGTGTGTTGGTCATGCCGGCCAGAGTATCCGCTGCCCGACTGACGAGCACGCCGTTGGTGTAGCACGTGATTCCGCCAAACTGGTTTGTCACGCAGAGGTATCCTTGCGAAGTCGAGTTTGTGTAAGCAACAGATAGCACCGTGTTGCTGCCAAGCCAGTTCGTCGCCGTACCAACGCTATCTACAGTATTTGTGAAGTAGTTATTTACTGTGTTAGTAACATAAGTTGTGGAGTTTGAAATAAGAATAGTGTTATTTACTATGTTAGTAATAGCCACTGAGTTAGTGACTACCATAGTAGTTTGATTAGTTACAACCACTGTGTTTTGATTAGTCACAAACAAAGAAACTTGATTAGTAACTCCTATGTTAATTACATTTGTCACTTGCAACGAAACAGTATTTGTCATCTCCACCAAATTACTAACATTTACTAGGTTAGTAATACTTGTAGAGTTAGTGACAAACAAAGAAACTTGGTTTGTAATCCCTAAATTAACTGTATTAGTTACAATTAAAGAAACTGTATTAGTCACAGTTATATAGTTTGTGGTGGAGATAGAAATAGAAACACTTGTCCCTGTTCCCCCACTGCCTCCCCCACTAATCCCACCACCAAGAATTGGCCAAGAGGGGGTTACTCCTCCGTGATAGTTAGAAAGAGCATTTGTTACAGTGTATCCTGAGATGTAAACATTTGTCTTTTGCCCACTGCTAGTTAAGACATTAGTGAAGAGTCTCCCGGGGAATGTGGAGTAGTCCACGTTGATGTCTTGGGCAAACACCAAAGAAGGAAAAAGGAAAAGTATAAGCCACTTACTCAAGGTGTAGAAACTCCCCGAATAATCCCGTTTGTGATGTAGAGGGTAGAAAAGGTAGAGGGTAAGACAGTTAAGACGCTTAGGTTTGTACTCACCCCACTAGCGATGACTTGCCAGCCGCCGTTCGTGCCGTCCACGCTGACGAGTGCACAGCCAAAGCAGGGCACGTTGGTCGCTGTGATGGAGCGGATTGGTGCGCCTCCCAACTGGTCGATGTTGGTCAGATTATCGGCCGTAAAGATTTGCGCATTATTGATGGTCAGCTCGTCGTCGACCCCGAAGATCTCGTTGGTAAAGACGGTGACGCCGTTGTCCGAGACGAAAATCAAGTGCCTTGAGTCCGACCCTGTCAAGCCACCAGTTATCTCTCCTAAAACGATATTGTTTCTGACGTCACTAAAGTCAGAAACGTAGGCAAGCTGTTGAGTAACTACATCACCCACTTCATTAGTAGTAACCCAACTTGGACGCCAATCGATAAGCAACCCCACACCATTAGTTGCTCCAATTACAACTCCACCAGTGTTTGTAAGTAGTATAGAACTACAGAATATTGAGCCCGTGGTGGCGATGAAACTGAGGTTTGTTATGGCGTAGCCTCCAGCGTCGACAGTGTTTGTCCAAGGATTACTGAGGCTGCTGCCGCTAATAGCTTCCCAATTCCCAGCTTGGTTAAGGAAAAGGTTCGTATTAGGAGAGCCTACATTATGCACCAAACCAGTATTACTACCAGAATAAAGGTTAGTAATTCCAGGAGCACCGTTTGTTCCGTTAGCTCCACTAGTTCCATTAGTTCCAGAGGGGCCCTGAATTCCTTGGATTCCCTGTGCACCTATAGCTCCTGTTGGCCCAACCGCACCTAAGCCAACTCTACGAACTGCTCCAGATAAAGATAGACCGTTAGCGTCAAAAAAGTTGGTGTAGGCGCTGGGCAAAACATGGGTGGTTCTGTCTACCTGCAGGTTGTCATTGGTTGCCGCTAGCACACTAGTACAAAAGGCAAAGAAGAAAAGTATCTTTTTCATTATACATCCACCACAGAGTTAGTGCCATCATTATTCACAATAAACTTCTTATGCCCATCAGGGGACAGTATTCCATCTCCTGGGCTAGGAGCCCCACCAATCACCGCTACCCAACCAAGGACAGTGTACACATACACCGCTCCATCTTGCATCACCCAAAGTGCTCCACACTCTACCTCTCCAGGAGAGCTGTCTTGGTAATATGTATTAGGATGAGGATTTTGTGTTGCAGCTAAGCTCATTTACTTATCGTCCTTCCAGGAGCCCCTTGCACCCCTTGAATTCCTTGCTTACCAGTATACCCAAGTTCCCCTCTTTCCCCCTTGTCGCCCTTTGGTCCAGCAACCCCTGCTTCCCCCGCAACACCCTTTTCTCCCTTTACTCCTTGTTCTCCTTGTAATCCCTGCGCACCTGTGTCACCAGCCATTCCTCTTTCTCCCTTCTCTCCCTTCTCACCTTTCTCTCCCCTAACTCCTTGCGGACCAACAGGACCAACTTCCCCACCACCCACTGCTACCCAACCAAAGGGAGTGGATACATGGAACTTGCCGTGAGTGGTTACCCAAAGAGTGCCGTCTTGCCACTTGCCTGGGTCACTATCTTGAACTAGGATTTGTGTTTGCATAAACTAAAAGACTCCTACAACCCAATCCGAAGCAGGATCAAAGGTTGCGTTATGGTTTCCTGTTGCGTCAGCGATTGACAATCCAGAGCCCTCATCACAATGCCAAAGAGCAATAGTGTTGGCGTCTAGTTGATTACATTTTGAAGGAGTAAAGCTCGTGGTATATCGAACTATATTTGAAATTCTAAACTCATCTAAATGAACCTCATCTCCACCAAGACCAAGGTAAAGATTAGACAGGTCTGCTGCAGGAATTGGCACACCAACAGCAGCAAAAACTGTATCTAAAGCTCCATCTATCCAAAGCTTTCCATAAACGCCATCCCAAGTAAAGGCAACATGATGAAAGTTTCCATCGGCTAAAAGTCTTCCAGAACTAAGAGTTGAAACATCACCACTAACACCAAAAACACAATAAACACTAACCACACCACCAGAAATACCAAGCCGATATCCACTTGCAGGAGAACCACCTACACGACAGTAGAACCAGTTATTGTTTCCATTACCAATGTTCTTTACCCAACACTCAAGGGTTCCAACAGAAGGAAAGAAATCGGAGCTAAAAGGTGTGGAAGAATTGTTTAGGCTACTGTTAATTCCAAACCTACCACAAGATATACAACAGCAGGCTCCCATAGGACTTCCACCCACACTTTTTTTAAGTGGTAATCCTAACACATTATCCTTTTGAGGAACGTAAGGAGGTACGCTCATGCTGGACAATCCACAAAGGTAGTTACTGTTGAGTCACCTGACACCTGTTTGGTTTCCTTCAAGATGCCTGATGTAGGATCATAATTCACATCCATCACCGCGTCAATAGTTCCTGTGTCACCAGCAGGCCCCTGCGGCCCTGTTGCCCCTTGCGGACCCGTAGCACCATCAGCTCCACTTGGGCCAGTAGCTCCTTGCACTCCTGCATTACCTTGTGGCCCCGCTGGGCCTGTTGCACCGTCAGCACCTGCAGGCCCTTGTGCCCCCGTACCTCCAGTAAGTCCCAAAACAGAACCTTGCAGTACCCACACCCCGCTCACCTGCCAATACACATTCCAAGTAGTGTTGTCAATGTAAAGGTCACCATCATTGTAGGTTGCCACTGGTGCACCAGCAGCTACATAAATCCTATTCCCTGTCCCCCCACCACCACCAGAAATCACAATCCAACTACCAAACCAAATCCTCAGTTCAGAGATGGTTGGTCTAAACCAAAATGCCCCAAATACTGAGTCCCCCGGATTTGCCTCTTGCACAAAGACAATCTGGTCCCCATGCTGAGCAGACGCGAGTGCATTAACTCTTGAATCACTCATGCCCAAGCACTCCCATTCCACACCCTCATCACATGCGCCATGTAGTCCCAAGCAACCATACCCTCAGTGGGAAGACGGATTGCAGCAACGTCAGGCAATGGGTGAGCCTTACCTGCTTCAGTTTGATTAAATGTCATCCATCTCTTAAACTCTTCCTCAAATTGCTTCTGCCTTTCATCCTTAACAGGTGCCTTAAGTACAGCAAAGTTAAACCCTGCGAATGCTTGGTGACTCATATTGCAGCTAAGTCCTTCAGCTTAAACGGTTTACTCGGCGTGCGAAGGTCAACATACTCAGTCTCAAGAAGGATAAGACGATACATATTCTCCATCATATGGTCGTCTTTGTCCTTGGGCTTTTCCTTAGCATTGCGGTCATTCCCATACTTCCACTCATCCCAAGTATAGTTTTGTATCTCAAAGATAGTACGAGTGCAGTTCTCACAAATGAAAAGGTTGCGCGCCTTAAATGCCTCTCGCGTTGCCGTTATCCCCGCTTCTTTCCTCTTGCTTGCCTTGTCAAGGAAAATCCCTTCGTCTGCAAAAGCGTCCGCCCACTTTCTCCCATCCTCTGGGTCTTCATCAAACGCAAGGGGGTCGGCAATCCTATTGAGTACAGGGAGCTGTTTAATAACCTTAACCCCCACTTCAAGTTCCACATATTGCTCCTTCACTTGCCACAGCTTACAGAGGTCGGGGAGGAAGGTGTCGCTGAAAATTTCATCAAAGATAAACCGTCTACCATCCTTTGCGGTGGCCATGAATAGGATTGCGTGAGGCTGACGGGGATGGGGGTCGAGGGCTACGTCCACTACACAGTTATTGTAAATCCACTCCCTACTTAGTTCTTTGACAAGATGCCCTTCCTTGCCATTACTTAACTTAGGCTCAAACTCCTTGTAAATAAGGCCCTCGAGGTGGATCCAAAGTCCCTTCGCGCGTGCCTTATACTCATCAACCGTCAGTTTCCCCTTGTAGTCTTCCCATCCCTCCCTACTGATGTGAGGGTTTTGATTCTCCACCACGTTAATAACTTCAATCTTCCCATTAGAAGTGGGCGCACGGTCAACAATCTCATTCTTAATCCACGCCTCTCGTAGGGGGGTGAGAGTAAAGATCTCGTATCCCCCTCTGTCAACAAGACCACGACTTACAGCGACACGAAGCTTGCGGTCTGGTGGTTCATCATAGTGCGCCATGTCATGCTGCTTACCTTCAAAGGACTGAGGATCGTTTATGAAGGACTTTTGAGTATCAACAATTATTTGACTCCCGAAGGTCTTAAGGTAGTATGAGCAAATGTTACCCATATTATTCTTCTCAACTTTGTCAATCGCCCCTGCAGGGATGAACTGCTTAAACTTTCCTGCAGTCTCATCCTTTCCTTGAGTCCAAATATCATCTGCAACGTCCCAATCACTAACTATCAAAATGACCTTGGTAGGGGGATGAAGGGGGGTCTTTACAAACTCAGGTAGGTGCTCATAATTAGCAAGCAACTCTTCAACAGGGAGGGACTTAAGTTCATCGGGGAGTAGGTAAGGCCGGAAGCCAAGCCAAAAGCAAATGTCCTCCACCCCTCCTGCGGTACTCTTTCCAATCCTATTCGGTCCAATGAGGGCTCGTACCTTCGCTTTGCTTTCATGAAAGGCACGTTGTTCATCACAGTAAGGTTGGTAGAAGTAAAGGCGGTGCTTTTGCATCCAATCAAGTTTGCGCTTCTTGATTGCTAACGACTGAGCTTTAAGACTGATAAGAGTATCAGCTTGCGCCAGTAACATTAGGAGCAGTCCCCACTAGTGCCTTTAACTTCGCCTCCACCAACTCCTCTTCCTTCTCAATCTCATCAAGTGACCGACGATTATCCTCAATGGTGATTCGTTGGCCTCTTGCTACTTTTAAAATCTCAATCGCAGTGTCCTTGCGAAGCTTAGGTGTGTTACTCTCATCTGCCATAATACTGTGAGCAACATCAAGAGCCTCTGCTTCATACTTCTTATAAACACGTTCAAGCCCTTCTTGCGCTAGGCCGTGAATAGTTTCAAGGATAAACTTCTCTGCCCAAGGTTGCTTTAGTACCTGTCTAACATGAAAGATACTGTACTCAAGTTTCTCCGCAATCTCATTTGGGGAGAACCCTTCACACCTCAACAAACACATACTTCTGTGGATTGGAGTTTCCTCAAGTACCTCATATCTTGGGCTGGAGGCATTATGAAGAGCGGGAATCAAAGGAGACAAAGACACTTCTATCCTTGCCTTCGGCACAGCACCTCTCCTTGAGGTAGCAGTAAAGGTGTCAGGAAGTTTGAACTCTTTGATGTCCGTTGCTTCCATTATTCCCTTGTTGCTGAGCAGCCTTCATGCTTTCCAATAATTGGAGAGGATCAAACAATCGCTTTGCAAGATCACACCCAAGCACAATCTTCTCCGTCGTCGTCAGACTTGTCTGTATCAGTGTTGTCCGTTCCTCATCCATCACCACCACCATACACCCGTTATGGCATGGGGTCAAGCGGCATTTGTGCGCCCATCCGGGAGGCCATCAGGCCGCTGCCCGCCCATTGACCCCCACCAAACGCTGTACGGAAGAGCATTGTACCTATGAGTATTGTACCGATGAGTAACAAGACATATTTTTGTTGAAGGGAGCCCCCACATTAAAAAAAAATAAAGACTCGCAGGGCGGGGTAGGCAGGCATACCGCCCCCCTGCTCCGCGCAGGTTGCGTGCCAAGTCTCGTGTTCAGTTATTGGACATGCACTCATTACTGTGCCATCCCATTGTAACCCATTGCAACACAACAGGTTATGGCTTATTTTGGGACATATTGTGTTCAATTATTGGACAGCTCAAATAAATACACCGTTGCAATGCAACAGGTTACAACTTGGCACGGCGAATGGTATATAATGGATGTGCCACGAACGATGGCACAGTGACAATTTGGCAGCAGTTCATTGACAATTTGGCGGTCAGCGTTGACACGACGGGCAGGGTGTAACACCAGCCGCACGCCAACAGGCTGCCATTATGGAGATACAAGATGAAGGTAGAACAAATCAAAATCTCGACCGCGCTTCTCACGGGCGAACCAATTATCATTAGTCATAATTGGTATGACAGCCTTGAGGAATTGCGGGCAGATCAATACACGGATGAGAATATCGTGGAATTGGTCAATCGGGACGAAGCCACAAACATTGGCAACGTGGCTCGTGCAAAGGTCGTTGCGATGCTCAAGGATAACCCTAGCACCCCCCGTGCCGACCTTGAGGCGGCGGCGAAATCCGCAGCCGAAGGTTATCTCACGGGAGATAAGGCTGTCCGAACCCGTGGTGGCGCAGCGTCGAAGCTGGGCAAGACCATCAAGTGGGCAACCGCAAGTGCTGAAATGACAAAGGCTTACACTGATGCCATTATCAGCAGCGGCTTGGAAGCGGCGAATATCGCCATCCAAGAGTTGTATGATGCCGCGCATCCTGCGAAGGTTGTGGTTAAGGCATAACAAACACGCAAACCCCTGCAGGGGACAGCAAACCCTGTGGGGTGTTTGTGCTTTCCAATTATCGGATAGCAAGGAAAATAATGACCTACTACCTATACGCCACCAGCAAGAATAACGCAACGCCAACTCTCCTTGAGGTATTCAGCGGCCTACCATTACACTTCGTGAGGAGCGTCTCACGCGCATTTTGCTCTGCTCGCGGCTTTACTTTCCAATGTCTTTCAAGAACGGTGATAAGGGTAAATAATGTTGGTCATCCTACAAGCGAGGGGAAAGACTAATGACAATGGATATGGTGGGTGAGTGAGCAATGGCCTCCCCCCCCCGCGTGAGAGGATGAGGGAGAGTAATGATATTATATGATTGCTCACCGCACCGCATCGCGCACGCAAGCGGCATTCATTGCTCACTCACCTACCCCCCATTTACAAACAAGAATACAAACTAAATGAGCTACCCTAAAGGCAAACCTCGCAAGTACAATGCTTCTGCATTACCAGAAGATAAGGATGGCTGTGTCCTTTGGCAAGGTGCGGTGGACTGTCACGGGCATCCTGTTCGCTTCTTCAACGGGCTTACGATTAGGGTAAGGCAAGAGGTCTTTCAAGCTACCTTTGGCCACAAACCAAGTAGATTGCTTGCAAACTCCTGTGGAAAGGCAACCTGCATCGCGGCAGCACATCTTCGTGAAAACACAATAGCAAGTAATAAACAACAAGCAGCAGCCACTCGCATTTTCCTCCGTCTCGCGGAGCTTAACACTATTCTTGAACGACTTACAATTTCCATTAGTATGCTAGAGGGAGATAAGACAGCAGAAGCGGTTGAAGCGACAATACACTTTCAAAATGACCTCAAGCTCGCACTCGAGGAACAGCAGAAGCTCCTTATTTTACAACAACAGCTTACTTCCCCAACAAACGATACTGGGGAGGAAGAAACCAACGATAGCGCTAACGCGCTGGAGGAGAATAGTCATGGATGAGAAAAAACCAGTTAGCCAAGTTATTGCACTGAAGCAATACTTCGGCCTTAAGGAAGGGCAAACACTCAAAGACTTCGCAACCGAGTGTGCAGCCCTTTCGCCCAGCGAGAAAAAGGAACTCGCGACCGCAGCAGCGAAAGAACTTGGCGTCGACCTCCAAGTCGATTAGTGTCACAGACTCCCCACAACTAACCCTTGTGGGGAGTAAAGTGAAACTAAACCAACGATAGCACCCCAACGGTGCTGGAGGATAAACAAGATGAGAGTAACAGAAGCATATGAGGCACGCAAGCCTCTCTTTCCAAGTACAAGTGTAGGAAAGACAAAGGTTGGGCTTAAACAGCAAATGAAGGCAGCAACTACCATTGATGAGCTGCTTAACCTTTCAGGAGAAAGCAAAGGCTACACAGCTGCCTGCACAAAGACGCAGAATAAGTGGGAAAAGGTGTTTAACCTTCGCTATGCACAACTCAATGGTGAGGTGAAGCCATGAGTCACTTTAATCAAATGAGATGTGCAAGCAATTCTTGGGGACGAAGTTATCTCCACTTACTCTGCCTACTATGTGATTGGCACTGGCGACAGCATTG